TCTTTTAAAGCAATATAAATTTGTGGTTCACTTGCTTCTTTCTTTAATACAACTCCATTTGCATTTGCAAAAGCAAAAGATTCAGCGTCCTTATCATCTTTACCATCCTTTTTAGCACGTTCATAAGCGGAGTTAAAAACATTCATCCATTGTTTTTGTTTAGCTTCTGGTAATTTCTGTATATTTTCTGGTAATTCCGTTATTTTAGAATATGGCATAATTTTTCTCCATAAATAAAGCCCAAACAACTCTAATTGAGAGTCATTTGGGCTTCTGGGCGTTCAGTTAACCCAATAACATCAACGCCTAATTAATCAAATGATGATTTTATTTATTTTTTTCTATTTTCTTCGATTGAAAAACCTGTACTACTTGAATTGATCCTTCTGCAAAATGAATGGTTATGCTTCCAGGATATTTTTCATATTTTAAAATATCTGTTAATGTAACATTTTCTTTAATACTGTTTTCTATTAAATCAATATCCATAATATAATCTTTTATTTTTTATTGTCAAGAACTTTTTTCGTTTTTGCTTCCATTTCATTCTTTACCAACCAATCTAATAACTTTCGTTCACACTCAATAGTCGAATCAACTATTATCCAAAATCGGCTTTTCTTCTTCTTTATATTCATTTAATTCAATTTCAATCTTAATTTTACCTAAATCAAAATCATTGTTTTTTTTTAATTTATTGACTATACGTCCTGTTATAATATATACCTCTTCACCATTTTGAGCTTTATCTAAATTAATTTGGAGTTTTTCTAATCGTCCATTTAAAATTATATTTCGCATTCATTTATTATTTCCAACTTTAATACCATTTTTTTTCAAATATTTTAAAAACAATTCATATTCATTAGGTGAAAAAATAAAAATAGTCGGTACAACCGATCTATTGGTTAATATATCATCAATTCCTTTTCTTAAATCATCAATAGGATTATTTGCATTAACTTCATTCCAACTCATTCTTTCACCGAATAAATATTAATTCCTCTACACATAAAATTTCCTTCACATTCAAGAAAGGGGCCGCCTGCCATCCTTTGAAAAAAAGGATCATTTATATCGAATTCTTCTCCATCAATCTTTTCACAATTTTTACAAGTGTTACGATCCATAATCTCACTTCTAATAACTTTTTCAATTTGATCTGAATACTTCATAGCTTGATTAGTGCGCCCATGTCCAAAAGTTTGCATAGTCGCTTCTGTCATTTCTCGTTTGAAATCATTTTTGGACAAATTAACCAATATCTCCATTAATCGTTCAAGATTGAAAACTCCTAATGCTTTTTGCCTTGAGATTTCCTTTTTCCAATTTTCAGTCAGTTTATTAGCTAAACTTGAAACTGCCAATTCAGCTAAAGGACGCACCATTTTCGCACCTTCTTCTAAAATCAAATCTTCTGGTGCTTGCATTTTGATTTTCAATCCTTGCCTATTTAATTCAGCCTTAATTTGATTCTGACCAAATTTAAAAATCTCCTTTAATTTACGAGTCAAATCATTTGTCATTATTGACTGGTTAAGCCACTTGCCTTTACTTATTACATTGCTGACAAATTCATTAGCTTGCTTAGAAAACTCTTGCATTGTAGTTTTTTTAGCTAATAAGATTTTAGCCCGATCAATAAGTTTATTAATCATGTGTTTTCTTGATTGATTTCCAATTTTAATTAAATCATCTTTAAAATCCTCAAGTTTTGTAGATATTTCTTTCAAATTAAGAACTCGTTTCTCAATATCAGTCATATCTCGATTGAAGATAAATTCTTTATCATTTTCAATTAGATGATGTTCACATTCACAAAGGTCTTCTTCCTTTGAAATTTCTTTTTGTTTTTCCTTATCGATTTGTTTATTCTTAATGTTTGGCTTAGTTTCCTTTGGTTGTGGTATTGTTGTTGACTCTGGTAATTCTAAATCTTGCCTTAATTTATCTTCAATCTCTGGTGATGGTGTTATAAAACCACCATTAGCCAAATTTAAAAGAGTTTGAGATAATTTTTCAAAATCAACAGCGGCTATCTTAGTATGCTTTAATTTAGGATACTTTTCAACACGATTATAATTCCAATCTACATAATCCTTTATTATAGCTCTACCCTCATTGCGTTCATTAAAAATATTTTCGATATAATGAGCTTGCTCTTGTAACGTTATATAAAACAAATCAGTCTTATCTTTATGCATTGCATAAGAACCACCAGCATCTCCCATTGACATAAAACTAGCTAAATATCTATTTGCTATTTCTGTATTATGAAATTTAAGATCATTTTTGATTTGGATAGATAAATTACTTTTTTCATCTGCAAAAGTCATGTCCCATCCATGAGGTATAATTCCATAACCTTGTTCATGGCTACGGTAAGTTTTACCAAATGTCTGGGCTTTTTCTAAATCACCATCTTGTTCATCTTCTGGAAGGTGAATTATAGGAATCTTTACAGCATTACGATCATAATTAATTAACGACAATCTGATCAACATTTCTTTTGCTTTATAGTTCCGATATACAGGACGCAAGTCAGAAATACCGACATAATTATCGCCTTCCCGATTATGAGTAAAAAGTACCAAGTTTTCATTATTAATATTAATCATTTCATATCCCCCCTTATCAGTCTGCGCAAATTGTTCTATACTCTTAAGTTTTCGATCTTCTCTATTCCATCGTTGGATTGTTGAAGGCAATCGTGGCGCTATATTATATATATGATTTTTTCCATCTTTTGAATCATAATAAATAGATTTCTCAAAAAGATAAAAACCATAATGTCGATACAAAAGAACATGACTATATAAGTCAGTCCAAGAAAAATTAGAATTCTGAAAAAGTTCTTGCTTTATTTCTTCTGCTATTTGAAGATCGATATTGTCTTGAGTACCTGGTTCAATATCAATTGTACCCTGACTAAGCATTAGATGAATAGCAGTTGTAACCGCCGAAATCATTCCATCTGTATTTAACATTTTATAGATAGTCTTAAATTTTTCAGTACGATTACTATCTTGCCATTCTGTATTAAATTCTTGATTTTTGAGAAAACCCCAATAAATCTCAGTACCAACAACGCCCTGTTCTTTAACTCGTTTTTTAGGTAATGTTTCTTGTAATTGTAATCCTGCTATCATTTGAAATAAACCACTGTTTCATAATTAGCTGTTAAAATATTATCAAGTGCAATTAATATCTGTTTCACCCGTTTTATTTTTCTATCCTGACATATCCAACCTTTTTCAAAAAAAACAAACTTATCTGTTGGATTGTTATTTAAATGATCTAAAATCCGTTTAAAGTTATCTAAAGTAATAAGATAACTAAAAGTATTATATCGCAACCTCAAAACAACAAAATCGCGTTCATAACACTTAAAATATTTAAATCGATTTTTTATTAGTCTTTTGATTATATTCATTCAAAAAGCCATCTCTTTCACTCTTGATGTTAAAGGTTTCTCTTTTATACTAATAAAATCATCAATAGTTCTTTGTTTTGAACCGATTGTCATCATTTTCGATAATGCTCTTTCAAGCGCTTCTGTTGCATGATCATCGGCAGTTTTGATATTTTTCCAACGTCTCCGATTTAATTCTCTAATAGTATTCTCACATCTACGCCATATTTTGAATCGATTCTCTTCAATAAGTTTAGAAACAATTGGCTGCCTAATATCAAAATGTATTTTATATTCGGAAATTGGAATTCCTTGATTTCTAAAAAGATCAGCAGGTTTCTTTTCACTTGTTCCTTCTCTTTGAAATGTTCTGGGACATCCAACTATAAATCTGGACTTAATTTGTTGTTTATCAAAAATAGTATTAAACTCTTTTACATATCTAATACAATGATCAATACCTTGTTCATATTCATAATATTCATTAACAAGATGAATATCACCATTTTCCAACATTAGAAACCAAAGCCAAACCATAGGATTTGTTTCCGATATTCCGTAATCTTGACCTTCAAATAACTGCCAATGAAAAGGAATATTATTCAAATCAAAATAATCGTCTGGTTCTACTATATTCTCATCATTAAATGGATAAACCATTCCAGTCTTGCCAGTCCATTGAGAATAAACATACTTTAATACCCAATCGTTAGGATAAAGCTTTTTAAGACTATCATAATAACCTGCTGGTAAATTTGGCTCATTTACTTTAGGCTTTGCTATTATTCCAAGATAATTTTCATCTAATCCTTTCCAATATCCCCATTCACATTTTATATTATCTATCGTATCCCTTTCAATCTCAAGCGGTTCGACACCAATGATCTCCGCCTTCCGCATTTCCTGTGATAAACTTTCTCAAGGGTACATTTTTTAGCCGTATACGTCCACAAGCCATGGTCCATATTTCTTGATCAAGCTCTTCTCCCTGATCTGCCCACAATGCACCAATAACCATATTCTTTAACTTTCGCATCGACTTAATATTATCCAAAGCCATAAACCAAAGTTCTGATCCATTTTCAAATATTAAGTGTTTATCGACTATATTGTAATAAACAGAATCAGGAACATAGTTTCTATCACCAAATATAAGTTCAAAATATTGTGGTATCGTAGCCGTCTTTAGTTCATCTGAAATATTTCTAAGAACAACGCCTACATTTTTAGGATAGTCATTTAACAACATTTGCATCTTGATAATACCAGCCGATGTCTTACCGGATCCAAACTCATTGAAAAGCGCCACATTATCTATGTCAGTAAAAACAAAATCATCTTGCCAGCGATTTAACTTTAGCCTTAGTGA